GCAGCAGTAGCTCTAGAAGAAGCTAAAAGTACCTGTTGTCATAAATGCGGCCATGTTCATGTAAAAGGAACAGCACATCCAACACCATATTTAACAGGTCAAAAAAACTGTAAATTTAGAGACTAATGAAAAGATCAGAACTTAGAGATATAATAGTAGAAGCATACGTAGAAGTATTAAAAGAAACACCAGAAGTACCTGCATTAAAAACATCTACCCAATTAATATTAGGTAAATTTCCAACCCTAAAAAAATCATTAGTAAAATTACTAACTCATGAATTTGATGAATTTGTTGAGGATGTTAAGTGGGTTGCTCCTAAACCAACTACCTTTATAGTAGTGTTAAAGAATGGGCAGACCTTCAATATGAAATGGGAAGGAAAAGACTTTGATGCAAACATAGAAGGAAAAAATTACTACTTAGGAACAGTATCATCATATCAACAAGCAGTAGATTCCTTAAATAGAATACTAATTAATGGCCCAATTTCTCAAGGAGAAGAACCAGGAGCAGATCAATTCGGAGGAGAAACACCTGGTGCAGAACCAGCAGCCGGAGGCGGTGGAGGAGAATTTCCTGGAGTAGAAACAGCACCTGAAGGTGGTGAAGCAGCCGGAGCAGATTTCGGAGGCGAGGAAGAAGCAGGAGGAGGTCCTGAAGAAGAAACCCCAACATCATTATAAAAATAAGTTATGAACGTAGTAGATAAGGTACTAATAGAATGGGCATTTAGGTGCAAGAAAGGTTATCCAGATATGAATAATCCTGATGATATTGAAATACTTAGAGAAATCTATTCTGAGTATGGAATTGTTATGGAAGGAACAGTTACACCGAAAGGAACAACTTTTGAAATAGATAGAACAAACTACACAGTACTTAAGGATTCTACAGATAAATTTATACTAGCACAAGACGAAAAAGGTACTAAAAAGGACTATAATAGAGAAACACTAGAAGCAAATGGAGTTAAGTTTAACTTACCTCAAAAGGCAAAAAAAGGTCAAGAAATACAACAAACAGCTGCTAAGCCAAAAGCAAAAAGAGAGCGAAAACCACAAGTACCTAAGACTACTTACGATGAAATAATAGTACATGCACTAGATACGGATAATATACCCCCTATTGAAGGTAACCCAGAAGACTATAAAATAGTGCAGGGTAACGGGACAATAGATGTAAAAAACGCTCACGACAAAGCTATATTTGAAAAACTATATAAAATAGCTCCTCCAAAAGCAAAAGATGAATTAGGATCTGCAGGATCAAAAGGATCAGGGCATGGAGAAATTGCAGTTTACTGGTTATTATCGCAGGCAGGAAATAAGGTAGAGGACAGTAGAGGAGGTAGTAACGCAGATTTATTAGTAAATAATATAGGAGTAGAAGTAAAAGCTTTTCCAAAAGGAAAGGATATGATACAGCTAGGTAGAATAGGTAAATATACTACAGAGTTAAAAAAGTTAAATACAGTATTTGGGATTAATGCACTAGTATCTGAATTCTCAGGAGAAGGAAAGAAAACACTTCCACCAAACGCAATTCATGCAACTACTAGCGATGTGGTTGAAGCTTGTGAACATGTACTCAATGTATATAAGATGAAGCCAAAGATAGCAGAGTTTAATCTACCATTTTTTAATACAATGTTTGCAAAAATAGATGAAGTATTTGAGCATGTTGGTGATACTAGAGATCCAAAAGAACTCGCAGCTATCTTGCTACGGGATTTGTTAAAGGCAAAGTTTATTGATAAACCGATAGGTAGTGGGGAAGCGGGATATATTATGAACGTGTCTCCAAATGGGGATATGGAATACACATACATAACAAGGGATACGCTAAATAACATTGCTACTGAAAAGGTCTTAAGTGGAGTATCAATAAACCAAGGTATGATAAATTACAGTAAAGGACTTTTTAACTAATAATAAACTATTTATAAACAAAAATATAAACACAATGGCAGATAACTTTAATTTAAGACAATTCTTAACAGAGAATAAACTTACAAAAAACGCAAAACTTTTAAAAGAAGAGCAAGAAGATTACAAATACTTCGATGAAGAAGGAACAGGAGGATTTTATATGACTACTATAGATGGAGTAAAAATCTACAGCTTAGAAGATTCAAGTATAATGGATACTTGCTTTTATGCACTAGAAGATGAAGACGGTTATATCGACTTTATATCAATAGACGTATCTGGAGAACCTGTTAGCTCAGAAGATATACAAAACGAACAAGAGATATCATCGTACATCGCAGACTTTATTGAAGAGGATATTAATTCACAACTAAAGGAAGAAGGTTTACTAGAAGCATCTGATTCAATGAAAAATAAAATGAACGAAGAAGCTTCATTAAATGGAAAACCAGTAGATATTAGGTCAATTGAGATTGAAGACATAGATACAAGTGACTATCCAGACTTCACAGATGCTTACATTACTTATGCAGAGTATAAAGATGGAACTCCATTAACAGAAGAAGAATTAATAAAATTCGAAGAAGAAAACTACGGAATAGTAGGAGAATTAATTTTAGATAGACAATTGTATTTGGAAGGTAATGAAGAAGAAATGGAAGAAGGTATTCACGATAGAAATATACTATCTAGACCTAGTTCAAATCCAGCTATCGAACCACTAGACCGATCACCTGAGGAACTAACTAAAGATGCAGATGCAAGATCAGAAAACATGTTACGAATGAAGTACTATAATCAAATTCAAGATACCAATATATCAGACGAAGAATTGAGATACATACTAAGCGGTAAGGGTGCAAAAGGTTTTGGAGGTACACCAAATGCAGTTAACAATATACTAGCAAGTAGAAGCAGAATGGAAGAAGTAGCACCAGCATCAATGCAAGCAGGATTCGACATGGTAAATTCAGAAAAAAGAAAACATGCAGAAATGATGAGAGTTGCAAATAAACTATTCCCAGAATTTGGAGGTAACTTAGAGAACTTCAAACCGCTATCATCACAGCAAAGAGAAATGGTATATCAGAACCTCGATTCAGCAAACATAAAAGAAGCTAAATCATACAAAGTATCAAAAAACTCAAAAGAAGCACAGCATCTTAAAAAAGGAGATATTATAGGATCAGGAGATGAAGTAGTATCTGTATCTGCAGGTGCTAGAACACCATCAGGAAAAGTAGAAGTAACACTAAAAACTAAAGACGGAAAAACAAAAACATCTACTTGGGGTAAAACAACTAAGATAGGAGTAAAAGAAAAAGAAACAGTAAAAGAAAATAAAATGACACAAAGAGACAAATACTTAACTAGATTAGTAGAAAACGCATTAGGATTAGAAGTAACTGAAGACGATAACGTAGACTACACAATGGGTCGTCATGATGATCCAAACCAATTACCAAACCCTGCACCGGAAATAACAATTCCAGAAGGAGAAGAAATGGTAGAAGAAAAGCCTATGCCAAAATACGAAAGCATCGAAAAACTTATGCAAGAAATTGATAAAAGTACAGATGAAGAAGCTCATAAATTTAAAATGCAAGAAATGAAAAGAGTTGCTGATGGATTAGAAAAAAAAGCAACAGCACTTGAAGAAGGAGATGATGCAGATCATATCGATCAAAAGAAACTTAAACAAATGAAAAAAGATATCATGACTTTAAGAAAAGGTATCGAGAAGATGGAAAAATTAGGTGATAAAAAATTCACTAAAAAAGAAACAAAAGCAGATTTAAAGGAAGGATTTGATTTAAGAAAGTACTTAGTAGAGAATAAAATGACTAGTAATTCAAGAACACAAGAATAAACTACTATTAGAATAAAACAAGCCCACCCCACAAAGGTGGGTTTTTTTATGTTCGGCTATTTATTATATATAATTATATAATATGTCACAACCAGATATTAAACAAATAGTAGCCCAAGAATATATTAAGTGTGCCAAAGACCCAGCTTACTTCATGAAGAAGTACTGCTATATACAGCATCCAAAAAGAGGTAGAATTTTATTCAACCTATATCCATTCCAAGAAAGCGTACTGCATTTATTTAGAGATGAAAATTATATCATCACTTTAAAATCAAGACAGTTAGGTATCTCTACTCTAGCATCTGCATATGCTTTGTGGTTAATGCTCTTTCATAAAGATAAAAATATACTTGCATTAGCAATTACTCAAGCAACAGCACGTAATTTAGTAACTAAAACGATTTTCATGTATGAGAATCTACCAAAATGGTTACAATTACCCTTTACAGAAAAAAATAAATTATCTCTTAGACTAAAAAACGGTTCTAAAATTACAGCTAAATCATCAAATACAGATTCTGCTCGTTCAGAAGCAGTATCATTGTTACTAATAGATGAAGCTGCTTTCATTGACAATATTGAAGAAACATATACAGCAGCACAACAAACCCTAGCAACTGGAGGTCAATGTATGGCCCTTTCCACTCCAAATGGTATTGCAAACTGGTTTCATAAAACATGGGTAGATGCTGAAGCAGGAGAAAATGGATTCATTCCAGTTAAATTACCATGGTCAGTACATCCAGAAAGAGAACAAGATTGGAGAGATGAACAAGATAAGAAATTAGGAGTAAGAGCAGCTGCACAGGAGTGTGATTGTGACTTTTTAACTTCCGGAGATACGGTTATTGAACCAGAATTACTATCTTTTTACGAGGAAACATATATTCAAGAACCTATTGAAAAAAGAGGAGTAGATAATAATCTATGGATATGGGAAGGGGTTGATTATCAAAAATCGTATATGATTATTGCCGATGTATCTAGAGGAGATTCAACCGATTACTCCACATTCCATATATTTGATATTGAATCATGTACTCAAGTAGGAGAATATAAAGGTAAATTATCCCCTAAAGAATTTGGAAATGTACTAGTAAGCATAGCAACTGAATATAATGATGCACTACTTGTAATAGAGAATGCAAATATAGGATGGTCAACAATAGAGCAAGTAATATCCAGGGAATATAAGAACCTATACTATTCATCAAGGTCAGAAACTGAAACAGTCGAATCATATATGGCTAAGTTTGAAAGAGATAAGTTAGTTCCTGGATTTACAATGTCCTTGAGAACAAGACCACTAGTAATTGCAAAGTTAACTGAATATATTAGAGAGAAATCAGTTATAATCAAGTCCAAAAGAACGATGGCTGAGTTAAGGGTATTTGTTTGGAAAAATGGAAAACCACAAGCACAGATCGGATATAATGATGACCTTGTAATGCCACTAGCTATTGCACTTTATGTAAGAGATACAGCCGTTAAAATGAGACAACAGGGAATGGACCTTTCAAGAGCCACAATGAACTCCCTTGTTAGTTTAAATCAAAGAGAAGATACACCGGTTTTTAATGTTGCTCCCATGAGAAATAATCCTTATCTTATGAAAACAAGCCATGGGGATGAGGATCTCACTTGGCTATTGGGATAACCACTATTTATAAATAAAATATTTAACAATGGCAGAAAGAAATTTATTTTCCAACCTACAGAGACTGTTTTCAACAGATATCTTAGTTAGAAATGTAGGAGGAGATGAACTAAAAATAGCAGATATTAATCAGATACAAACTACTGGTAAATATCAAACAAATGCACTACTAGATAGATTTTCTCGTCTATACATATACAACAATAAGAATATATTTAATCCAAATCTTAATTACCAAACATTAAGAATTCAACTATATTCAGATTATGAAGCAATGGATTCAGATCCATTTATCGCATCATGCTTAGATATCCTAGCAGATGAAGCTACTCTAAGAAACGAATATAACGAAGTACTATCTATAAAATCTTCGGATGAAAATATACAAAGAGTTCTTTACAACCTATATTACGATGTATTAAATATTGAATTTAATCTATGGTCATGGATTAGAAATATGTGTAAGTACGGTGATTTCTTTTTAAAACTAGAAATCTCAGAAGAATTTGGAGTATATAATGTACTTCCTTACACGGTTTATCATATGGTTAGACACGAAGGAGTAGATAAAGATAATCCAACTAAAGTAACTTTTACAATTGACCCGGATGGACTTGCTTCATCGATGGATCCAAACTATATTCCTAATTCAAACAAATCAGTTATCAATCTAGATAACTACGAAGTAGCTCACTTTAGGTTAATTGCAGATACAAATTATCTTCCTTATGGTAGATCTTATATAGAACCTGCTAGAAAAATTTACAAGCAAATGACTTTAATGGAGGATGCGATGTTAATTCACCGTATCATGAGAGCTCCTGAAAAGAGAATGTTTTATATTAATGTAGGAGCAATTCCACCAAATGAGGTAGAACAATTCATGCAAAAAACAATTAATAGTATTAAAAAAACTCCTTATATTGATCCACAAACAGGTGATTATAACCTAAAATTCAATATGATGAATATGATGGAAGACTTTTACCTTCCAGTAAGAGGGGGAGATACTTCTACAAAAATTGAAACAACAAAAGGATTAGAGTATGACGGAATAAAAGACGTTGAATACCTAAGAGATAAAATGTTTGCTGCATTAAAGGTACCTAAAGCTTATTTTGGATTTGAGAAAGATTTATCAGGAAAAGCAACATTAGCTGCAGAAGATATTCGTTTTGCAAGAACAGTAGAAAGAATTCAAAGAATCGTAGAAAGTGAATTAACTAAAATTGCTTTGGTGCATTTATATGCTCAAGGATTTAGAGGAGAATCTCTAACTAATTTTGAAATTAAATTATCTACAGCATCTATTATATTCGAGCAAGAAAAAGTAGCTTTATTAAAAGAGAAAATTGACCTAGCTCGTCAAATGAAAGAAACTAAATTATTTTCATCAGACTATATTTACGACTATATCTTTAATCTATCAGAAGATAAGTATAATGAAATGAGAGATCTAGTTAGAGAAGATGCTAAACGTGACTTTAGGTTATCTCAAATAGAGAATGAAGGGAATGATCCTGTAGTAACAGGGGAATCTTATGGAACACCGCATGACTTAGCTTCTATTTACGGAGCAAGAGAGCAAGGAGATGTTCCTGCTGGATATGATGAGAGAGACCCACAACCGGAGGGCAAGCCTAGAGAGAAATTCTCAGTTCTAGGTACACAGAAAGATCCAATGGGTGGTAGAGATAGATTAGGAGTTCATGGAATGAAAGGTGGCTTCCCTAGTGATAACGAAAACGTAAGCGAAGATACATCTAAAAAGAAAGCACATGGCAATCTTAAGGCAAAACTAGTCTTAACACAGAATAAGAATATATTCTCTCCATTTAAAAAGACATTAATCTTTGAAGAGAAAATAGAGGAACAGTCTGATTTATTGAATGAAGATAATATTAAAGATAATTTAGATAATTAACACCTATTTATTAATAAATCAAAGAATACCGTGAAAGTAAAACACAGTAAATATAAGAATACAGGGTTGATATTTGAATTACTAGTAAAACAAATAGCAGCTGATACCCTGTCAAGAAAAGACTCACCGGCAGTTAAGATATTAAAAAAATTCTATACTGGGAATACCTCTCTAGTAAAAGAATTTAAACTATACGACTTTGTATTAAAGAACAAAGGAATAGGTCAAAAGAAAGCAGAAGCAATTTTATCTACTATTGTAGAATTATCTAGAAAAATAGATACGAATACTTTGAGTAAACAAAAATACGAATTAATAAAGGAGTTAAAGAACCATTATAACTTAGAGGATTTTTTCTCAATTAAAGTAGAAAGTTATAAACCATTAGCTGCTTTGTATTGTTTAATGGAAGCTCAAAATACAGAAGGATTAGTAGATCCTCAAGTCTTTGTAGATAATAAGACAACATTACTTGAGCATTTCTTACAAACAAAACAGGATGTAAATAGTGCAAAAGATACCTTAATTGAAGAATATTCAAAATACGATAAGGATTTAAGACTACTTACCTATAAAATATTATTAGAGAAATTTAACGATAAATATGTTGATCTTCTTCCAGAACAGAAGAACATACTTAGAGAATTTATTATCTCTGCAAACTCAACTACAAAACTAAGATCATTAGTTAATGAGGAATTAGGTAAAATACAAGTGCAGATTACAAAACTAAAACCAAGAATTGAAGATCAAATAGTTAAAATTAAATTAGACGAAATAGCTAAATCAATTACTCCAGTTAAAAATACAGAAAAGGTTACCGATAACCATTTAGTTACTCTTATGCAGTACTATGAATTAGTAGGAGAATTAAAAAGAGTATGAAAAAGTCACAATTAAAACAGATGATTAAAGAAGTACTTGAAGAGGAAGGTAATGTGACTGGTGCTGTTGGAGGATATTCAACTCCTAAAGCATTTGCTAAAAAAGGTCAAGGTAAAAATGCTGCTACAAAGCAAGGAGAAAGATTAGGTTTTACGACAGTTAAGTTAAAAAAACGTCCATATGATACAAAAGCCTTTGCATACTTAGATGAAATACAAGTAAATACACCACATGCTTTTGTTTCAGAAACAGAAATGGATAAAAGTCCTGCAGTAAAAAAAACAGAAGAAATGGGTTATAAGCTAGACAAGGTAGTAAAAAAATCTGATAAAAGATAACATGAGAACATTACAAGAAAAATATAACGGAATAAACGAAGGAAAATTTACAAAAGATCAGTTCCTAAGAGATGCTAGAATGGAGCAACCAAATCTAGTAACTCATTTCAATGGATAAGATGATGCTGTTAAAATTCTTAAGAACAGAGGAATGATTAGAGAAGCATACAGTACTGAAGAGAGTTTTAAAGATTACTCTGACGATGCACTTGCTGATATGATAATTAACTCATCTAGATTTGAAGGTAACCAAGATCAAATTGCAAGAGTAAAAGCTGAATTAGAAAGACGTAAGCAAGCTATAAAAGAAGAGGTTGATACTAAAAATCTTAAGAATGTAAAGCTTAAAAACGGTAAAATTTATAGAAATGTTAGATTTCATCTTCCAAATGATCCTAAATCATTTGTAACTTCCAATGGCGGTTATATGATAAATCAAGATATAGCAAACGTTGTTCATGCTGATCAGGAGATCAAAGAAACTGTAAAAGAAGATTATTCTAAAATCTTAGAATTACCAGATGGTAACTATTTCGCCATAGATGGAGATTGGGAAGATATGTATCAAGGAAATAACGGATTATTCTTTAGCATAGAAGGTATCAACATTTATGATAAAGATGGAGAATCAATACAAAGTTCTCCTAGAGAATTTTTATCTCAGTTTACACCAGAAGAAATTGTAAAAGTAGAGAACGTAAACGAAGCTAGACTTACAAATAAAAGCTTAACAGATTACAGATACAAACCAACCAACGATATGTATAAATATCCATACGAACAAATACTAAGAGGATTAAGAGTTGAATTGGAAGGATTAAATATCTTAGGAACTCCAACACCGGAAGAATATACAAAAGCATTAGGAAAAGTTCTTAAAAATCTAGAAAAAGATACAATTTTTTATACAAATCAAGTAGCAGGAGTAAAAGCAAATGCAAAAAGAACTGATTTAATGATTGATGCAACTCCAAAAAACGAAGTTGATAAAGAAAACGGACTTAAAAAAGCAGCACTAAAAGAAGCAATCAAAGGAGTAATAAAAAATATACTTTTAGAGAATACAGATCCAGATCTATATGATCAAGATGAGGAAAGAGAAGAAAGAGCAAATGATCATGGAGATTATGGACCAGTAAGTGATTTTGGAGATTACTATCCAGAACCAGATGAAGATCTATATGAAATGCAAGGATCTAAAACAGACGCTGAGTATAAAAGAGAGTTAGAAGATTATTTAGAAGATAATCAAATCTACGGATACACAGATATGTTATTTGACATATTAACAAGTCCAGAAGAAGAAGCAGTTGCTGATAATTTAGCAGACTTTTTAGATGATCATCAAATCTACGGATATAACCGAGGTCTTTTAGCAATCTTTAGAGATTACTCAAATAAAGATTATCCAGAAGAAGATGAAATAGACTACGATGACGAAAACTTCTCGGACCCTTTTATTGACGGAGATTTAGAAGAAGCAACAGATACAGAAGCAGACAAAAATATGGTTCGTAAATTTATGACAATGTACGAAACTGAACCTTCTAAATTTGAAAAATTACATAAACAAGCACAAGTTCAAGCATCAACTACAGAAGATAATAAATTTAAACATTTACTAAGTCTGATTAATAGAGCAAAAGCAGGAGCTTTACAGAGCCTAGCAAATCAAGATAGACGTCAAGCTGATAGTGAAGGAATGGATGAATCAATATCATTAAAAGATATACTATAATGAACAATCCACTATTAATAAATGTAACTCCTTTCAAAGGACTTCTTACTGAATCAAAAACCAAACCAGGTGTTTTTGAAGTAACAGGTATTATGCAAAGAGCAGGAGCAAAGAATCAAAACGGAAGAATCTATAAAAGAGAAATTCTTGAAGAAGAAGTAAAAAACTATGTAGAGAATTTTGTAAAAGTAGGGAATGCATATGGTGAATTAGATCATCCAGAATCTCCAGTTGTATCATTAAAAAATGCCTCACATGTTGTAAAGGAATTATGGTGGCAAGGTGATGATTTGATGGGAAAAGTAGAACTACTAAACACCCCTTCAGGAAACATCGTAAAAGAAATCCTAAGAGGAGGACATACAATAGGAATATCATCTCGTGGAACAGGATCAGTACAACAAACAAATGAAGGAACTTTAATGGTTCAAGACGACTTTCAGTTAGTATGCTGGGATTTTGTCTCAAATCCGAGTACAGATGGAGCTTTCATGACACCTATTCGCCTTAATGAGGGAAAACAGAGTATAAATAAGTATGCAAAACTAGACTCAATCATAAACAATATACTAAGAGCTTAACTGGTGTAATGGGATAAACTTGCTATTTATAATAAAGAAAGTAAATGGTAGGAATATATAAAATAACATCCCCAACAGG